TTTTTTTACACCTTTTTCATAAGAATCTTTAATTAAATCATTAATTTTTTCTTGTTTATCTTGTATATCTTTCTTTCCTCTAGTCTCTATCTCATCTATAAAGTTCTCTTGCATTTCAACTTTATCTTTTAAAGATTCCTTTTTCAATTCAAAAGTTTTTAATTCATCTTTAACTCCACGAATCTTTTCCTTTATTAAATTATTCATTGATGAAAATATCTTAATGTCTAATAAATCTTCCACCACTTCTCTTCTACTAGTGGATTGTAATTGCATAAATGGAACAAATGTACTAGATCCCAATATTACAATTTGAGTAAAAGATTTATAGTTCATCTTCAAAACATTTTTTTCTAACCATTTTTGTTGATCTAATAGTGAGGATGACTGATCTAACTCTTCACCATTTCTAGTAATCTTAAATATACTAGGTTTGAATCCTCTAATTACTTTCCAATCAGTATTATTAATTCTAAATTCAATTTCAACTAAACAATCTTTTTCATTTGTAGCATTTACTAATTGACTCTTACTAATTTTTCTAAATGGTCTACCATATAATACAAATGTCAAAGCATCTAATATAGTTGATTTACCTGTACCATTAGATCCTATAATTAAGGTTGTAGAATTTTGATTCAGATCAACAGTGATCTTATGATTTCCAGTGCTAAGAAAATTTTTCCAAGATATTTTTTCAAATAAGATCATATTCATCTCCTTTCTGTGGTGGAAATACAATATCATCAGGAGTGATGACAGCATATTTGTGACCATGCAATTCACATGATCTAATCATCATTTCATCTTCTATTTCCATAACTCTCATTTGAGGATAATTACGATCTTCTAATTGTAGTGCATATCTAGTTGCATCATCCTCTTGTTCAAACATATAAAGAACTTGCTCATTATTCTGATCAACCACAGAATATGCTCCTTTTGATTCTTTTCCTTTAATTGTTAAAATATACATTATACTAATCCACATGCCTCCTGATATATTTCACCCACCATTTTTTTGATAGTTGCTTTATCAAGATGAACTTCTGAATCTTCAATATAACTATTCAATATTGAAAGAGTATCTTCTGATTCATATGTATTTTTATCAGCATCATACCATCCACTAAAATCAAAGTTTTCTACTATCTTTAACTCTGCTACATTTGCTGAATATATTTTATCAATAAATCTCTCAAACTGACCTATATCTGATTTCTTTCTTACAATAACTTTGACTATCTTATTTTCAAATCCTCTAGTATCAAATGTTTGAAATGGTGTATCTTCATAGAATACCTTTTGAAATATATTATATGGATTATTAATAGGAGTTTTTTCTAAAGTTTCTGTATCAAATAAATGGAAACCTCTTACATCATTACAATCATTCCAATAAATCTCATAAGGATTTCCAAGATAGTAGATATTATCCTGATTAGATCTTGTATGAAAATGACCTGAGTATACTATTTCAAACTTAGAAAATGGATCTATACTTGACCCATGTTCCATAACAACATAGTCATTTACTTTAAATCCATGTAGTTCTAAATGACCCATACAAACAGGAGATCTTGATTCCTTAATCATTGACATAGTTTTTTCTTCATTCTCTGAATTAATCCAAGGAACAAGAAGAATACTTAAATTGTCTATTAATATAGAGGTAGTTTCTGAATATACTTTTACATTATCATATTCTTTCAATAGAAGATCTACTGCATTTATCTCATTTGTATTCTTATAATATGCTGTATGATTACCCACTATAGTATGGACAGTAATGCCCATCTCTTTTAATTTATCAAAGTAATTATTCTTTGCCCATGTCAACGCACTAAAATCTATTGCCTTCCTACTATCAAAGGTATCACCCATATCAATGACAGTATCTATACCTTCTGAATATAATACAGGAAAGAAAACATCCTCATAAAATTTGAGGAAATAATCGTGAAACAGTTTGGAATTTTTTCTGCATCCAAAGTGCTGGTCTGTAATTATTGCTACCTTCATTAATTACGTAATTTAGAATGAACAGCATCTTTGATTTGATTATAATCGCTGTAGTTGGAATCGTCAAGAGTATCTCTTTCAAAGACCTGTTCATATCCAGTCTTCTCGAGAATCTTATTCTTAATCTCCAATTGCTTCTTCTCCTTCTGTATTCTACGTAAGAACGCGTAGTGAATAATTTGTGTGAAATAAGCAAACGGGTTTTGAGACTTTTCAGGGTTGAAATTGTGTATGTATTGTACGCAGTTTTCAATGCCATCAGAAATCATATCCTCCTTAAACATATAGTTTACAAAGTTTGGTTTAAATGATAAATGATTGGCAATTTTTAGAAAACAGTCTCCAATGTATCGAGGGATGACAGGTTTTGGTTTATCCTGCAGTTTAGCGATCTCAACATCTTCCCGATACCTAATTAGAGCAGCTAAAAACTCCTTATTGTTGACATAGTGTTCTGACCTCTTTCTTTTTGCCATAGTGCCTGTTCTGATCATAAGTCTTAATCACTATTATGTAGATAGTATAACACTTTTACAGACAGTTGACAAGTTGTGCTAAATCAGTTACAATAACCTTTGTGGAGGTTCAAAGAAAATATATTAGCTCTTTTTATTATTATTATTTGATTTATAGAGTTTTTCTAGAATATCTTTAGCATCTCTTACGTTAGATATATAACCCATTTTTCTACTTAGTTTGGGTTCTCCTTTTTTCATTCTATCGGAATCTGCAACAAATTGTTGGAACATATTAATCATATGTACATCTTGTGATTCTGATATTGTTAATATATCTGCCTTATCAATAATAAACATATCTTCTCTACTGGTCTTCAACCAAGGTTCTACCTTATAGCCAACTAAACCACCTTTTGATTTAACTTCTGTTGCCATTACAGGATTTGATAAAACGAGCATCGTGCGATTCTCTTCTTCAGATACTGCTACCTTGGCAAATATCTCTTCACCATTCTTAAATTTGATTGTTGCGTAAAAGTCGTCTTCCATCTTACTCCTTTAATTGAATTGTAATGATGTCATAATTAAAATTTTCTTCATTGTATACTTTGATTCTTTCAATAAGGTGATTTAGTGTGTAGTTTTTTCTTGATTTATGAGAGCAGTCATCAGAGATGTCGTATAGAATAGCTTTGGTTTTGTTAGTTCCCTTTCGGAGTACTCTTCCAATGCTCTGGAGGTTTCTAATCCTAGACTTTGAAGGAGAGGCAAAAACAATGTTATGGAGGTTTTTGATATTGATTCCAGTTGAAAACGTTCCATAGGATGCTATAATGATTGCGTCAATTTCTCTTTCAGTAATTTCACGAATGAGTTCTCTTTCTTCAGCATCAACTCCACCGTGAACAAAGAACACCTTACGATTTTCTTTCTTATCAGTATTTATCAAACCGTATAGCACTGCACCATGAGTTTGTACTCTACTATACAATACTAGTGTATTACCTTTCAAATCGAGAGTCAAGTTTTTAATAAAATTATTTCTCTGTGAGTGCGTGATTAAATACTGTAACTCATCTTCATAAGTTTCAAACTTTTGTGATTTATGCTTTAACAATAGAACATGAATTTGTAATTTAGAAAGATGACCTTTATCAATAAGTTCTTTTGTTTGGGTTACCTTATAAGATGGCCCAAATAATCCTTCTAAGACCCATTTGTGAGTCTGTGATCCATCTAATGTTCCAGTAAATCCATATCTATATTTGGCATCATTCATCTTTGTCATGATGCTTACAAGTGACTTTGATTTAAAAAGATGAGCTTCATCACCTATAATTACATTATAATCTTTAAAAAATGACTTCTCCATTCTAAATACAGATTGCCACGTAGTAATAGTTACTTCGTTAGTATTAGTAATTTCTCTCCCTGAATAAATTCTATGACAATGATTTTTAGCATCCCATCCATACTCTATAAAATCCTTATACATCTGTTCTACGAGAGAAGTAGTAGGAACAACTAAAAGAATCTTTTGTCCTTTATGAACATAGTATCTTACTAAAGAATAAATCATTAAAGATTTACCTGAAGCAGTGGGACTAACTAACAGTCTCCTATTATGTTTTAAACAATCAGATACTCCTTCAATTTGATAAGGTCTGGGTTTAATCTTTGTAATAGAGTTAATATAATCTTTTACTCCCTCTTTAGATATAGATGAATTTATTTCAAAAGGTGGTCCATAATATTCATTATCTTCAAATTTATAAGTATATCCATGTCTTTCGCAAAATGATACTATCTTATCTAATAATCCTACATATATCTTTTTAGATCTTAAATCAAATAAATGTATTTCTCCATTCCAATTTCTTTTCCTATACTGAGGCATGAATTTAGCACCCTCTACCTC